GTCCAAGACAAGGCTCTTCTCGCGGGGGCACAACCAATCCTTGATGATATGGTTGCAAATGCTCCTGTAAGGGCAAGCGGTTCTCAAAACTCCAAAGCTAAGCTGAAAGTCGGAAGGCCATCGACAAAAAAAGGTAAAAGAGTCGTTCTTATCGGGTTGGATAAAGGCGATATATCAGAAGCGTTTTACCTTAAATTCTCTGAATGGGGAACGAGTAAACAACCAGCAGTGCCTTTCATCCAGCCAGCAAAAGAAAGAAACATGAACGAGGCTAAGGAAAAAATGCAGGAAGTTCTAAAAGGAGAACTTGGCTTATGACCATAAACTCCCGAATCATTACAGCCCTTGCAACACTTGGAATCCCAGTATCCTTTCAAGCCTACAAGGGAACTCTCACAACCTACGCAACCTTCTTTGAGTATTTGGCGCAAGGTGAATCATTTAGCGAAGACCAGGAGGATACCACAGGCCATTACATCCAGCTTGATATATGGTCACGCGGTGATTATACCGTTCAAGTAACACTCGCTAAAACATTAATGATTGCAGCAGGATTCAACAGGACAAACGAGACAGAACTTGTTGAAATTATCGATCCATCCACAACCGTGTATCACAAAGGTATGCGCTTTTTTTATGCGGAAGAAATTTAAAAGGAGTGGTTTAATTGCCAAGACAAATCGGACTTAAAAACATCTACACTGCGAAAGTCTTAACCGATCCAGTGGACGGAACGACAACTTATGAGGCCCCACGCAAATTAGAGAGGTCTATCAAGGCAAACATCAAGCCAAAGGTATCAACAGCAAAGCTTTATTCTGAGGATTCCATGGAGGACGTAATGACCTTGTTCGATTCAGCGGATGTATCTATTGAATTGAATCAGTTATCATTATCAAGTCGTGCATATCTTCAAGGATCAAAAGTCATCAAAGGACAGCTTGTGGAGAACAAAGATGACATACCACCAACGCTGGCGTTTGGATTCCAAAGTCGAAAAACCAATGGGAAGTATCGTTATATTTGGCTATACAAAGGCAGTTTCTCCCTCGGAGATGATACCTATGAAACGCAAGCTGACAAGATCAAGGATCAAACAGCCTCCCTTTCTGCCACATTCTACGCGCGAGATAGTGACGGTAACTGGCGTACTATTGCCGATAATGACGAGGCCAATATTGATTTGGCTAAAATCGCGGCATGGTTTACAGCCGTAGCAGAGCCGGCAGTTGGGGCAATCATTACGACCTTGTCTGTTGTTGCCGGCATGGGTGCGGTAGTGACAGGTATCGCGGGTGCGGTGGTTACAGTGGCGGTAGCGCAAACGGTCGCGCAGCTTAAAACTGCGTTACAGGTAGATGGTGGAAACGGTACCTTTGAAGTCTATTCAACAAGTGGCATGACAACCTATGCGCTTGATGTTGCCACAGTAGTTGGCGCTATGGTTATTAAGGCCATTGCCGAAGATGGCACGACCGTAGCCACTTATACAATCGCAGTAGTATAAAAACAAAGGGCATCCTTCGGGGTGCCTTTATTTTAGGAGGGTACATATGAAGGGCAAAGATTTCAGACCCAACGAAAAGACAATTGAATTGCTTGACGGAAAACACAAAATAGCTATGGATTTTGGAGCCTATGAACAGCTCGAAGAAATCTATGGCGATATGAACACAGCCTTTGATAAGTTTTCAGCAGTAAAAGAAGATGGAACGCCCTCCCTTAAGTTTAAAGATGTAAAAAACTTTTTATGCGCAGGAATTAACGCCTGTATTGAAGACCCTGGCGAACATTTAACCCCATTTGAACTTGGAAGACTGATAGATGTTAATAAAATAGCCACATATGCAAACGTATTAATGGGTCTTGTTGGCAATTCATTGCCGGATAAAGAAGTTGACGAGGACGCTGAGGATGATACAGAAAAAAACTAGACAGCCCAGCGGAAAATAATGAATGGAACTGGGCCTTTCTTATATATATTTACACTAACTTTTTAGGACTTTCTGAGAAGTCATTTTGGCATACGACTCCAAGAAAATTAGAAGCACTTTATGCTATTTATAAGACTGTTAATAATATGGACGAGGAAAAAGATCTCGCCATAGATGATGTGATGTTTTAGGGAAAGGAGGAATCAAGATGGCTGATGAAATGGAGCTAGGCATTCGCTTGGCCATGGAATCACAGGATTTTCAGAAGCAAATAACAGGAATTAATCGTGAAATGAAAGTTGTTCAGGCTGAATTCAATGCGGCATCGTCGGCATTGGGTGACTTCGGCAATGAAGAGCAAAAGTTAGAAGGAAAATCTGCAAGTCTCACCCAACAAATTCAAATGAGCCAGCAAAAAGTTGATCTCTTAACGGCTGCCCACGAAAAGTCAAAACAAAAACTGGCCGAAAACGTAGCTCTTAATGATGAATTGCGTCAATCACTCGCACGATCAACAGCCGCATATCAACAAAGCGCAGCAGCAACGGGCGAGAACAGCGCTGAAAGCTTACGATTAAAGACGGCAATGGATGCTCTTAACTCCCAATATGCTACAAGTAATAGCCTGATCCTTCGCAATGCCACAAGCGCGGACAACCTAAACATTCGATTGCAGAATACCAGGACAGCTCAGAACAGATTGCAAAATGAACTAACCCAAACGACAACCGATCTCGAAGCGCAAAGAAATAGTATGAATGATCTTGGTGGTAGTGCAAACAGAAACGGACCAAGGTTTGAAGCGTTCGGTGAGAAACTAAAGACAATGGGCAAAGCGGCAGCCGTGGGAATTACGGCTATAGCAACAGCGTTCGCGGCCGTAGTAACTAGTGGGGCTAAGACGGCTGATGATCTGGCAAAGGCATTAAACGGAGTTCAAGCATCAACGGGCGCGGCAGATAGTGAAATGGGCGGCCTAAAAGATACTATGACGGAAGTCTATGGTGACAATTTCGGGGAAGGATTTACTGAGATAGGCGATGCAATGACGCTTATTTCTCAGCAAACTGGACAAACAGGTGATGCCTTAAAGAAAACAACCGAAAACGCCTTATTACTAAAAGATACTTTCAAACTGGAAGTAGAGGACAGCATATTAGGTGCCAACCAATTAATGAAGCAGTTTGGTTTAGACTCTGAAGCAAGTTATAACCTGATTGCCCAGGGAGCACAAAAAGGATTAAATGCAAACGGTGATTTGATTGACACATTGAACGAATACGGTGGAACATTTAAGGCCCAGGGATTTAGCGCTGAAGAAATGTTTAATATGCTTGGAAATGCAAGCAAGTCAGGTGTCCGAAATATTGACCTAGCCGCCGATGCAATAAAAGAATTTGGGATCAGGTCAAAAGATGGTAGCACAACCTCAGCCGATGGATTCAAGGCAATAGGATTAAATGCCGGGGCAATGACAAAAGAGTTTGCCAAGGGCGGGGATAGTGCAAAGGCAGCGTTTGATAAAACCGTCAAGGGACTACTAGGGATGAAAGATCCGGTGAAGCAGAACGCTGCAGGAGTCGCCTTATTCGGAACTCAGTTTGAGGACTTAGGAATCAAGGGAGTAACCGCACTAGTTAATACCAATGGATCAATCAAAACCACGACAGATGCGCTGAAGAAGATCAACGAAGTAAAATACAACACCCTTGGCGAGAGCATAGAGGGCATTAAACGCCAATTAATAACCGGAATCGTTATTCCTTTAGGAGAAAAAGTTCTTCCTTCAATGAATCAATTTGCAAACTATATCAAAACTAATATGCCAGCTATTCAAAATGAGGTTAGTTATGCCATGGGGGTTATGAGCAAGGTATTTGATGGTATTGGCAGATTCGTCCAGACTTTCATTATACCGATATTCAAGGCGTTTTCTGATCTAATAGCCGCGAATATGCCACAAATAAGGGCCTCAATTTTGAATATGTATAACTCAGTAAAACCTAGCTTTGATAAACTCGTGGGAATAATAAAATCTGATTTAATGCCAATCATCCAGGGGTTATGGGGACTTATTAAAAGCGCTATGCCTACAATCAAGGTAATATTTGAAGTAGCGATGTTAGCAATTGGAGCAGCACTAAGAAACGCCATGGACGCAATCGGTATATTTATCCAGATAGCAAAGAGCATATACGATCTCATATCTGGACCGATAAATGACGTAATATATATCTTCAATCAGGTTGCCGGAGCTATCCAATGGGCCTTAGACAAGCTCGGAATATGGAATAAGACACCAGCACAAAACAAAAACGCAACGGTTACTACGGACTACAATGACCATGACATCCCCAAGAACGCCATGGGAACTAGCAACTGGCGTGGTGGCCTCACATGGGTAGGCGAGCAGGGACCTGAATTAGTCAGATTGCCAAGCGGTAGCCAGGTGAAAACCAATAAGGAATCCATGGAAATCGCGGGTAAGCAATCAGAAAGAAATAGTGATATAAGCGGAACCATCGTTGTCCCTGTCATACTTGATGGAAAAATAATAGCCCGAGTAGTAGCTCCCCTAATAGACTTAATCCAAGGTAAAGGCGTCAGCGTAGCAGGAAGGGCGGTGGGAGTATAGTGAAAGGCTTTAAATTCAATGGTAAGCACAATTATGATGATTTTGGCCTCTACCTAGAATCCAAGTCCATCCAGCCACCATCTAAGAAAAAGATCAAAGTCGATGTACCTTTCATGCATGGCAGTTACGACTTTTCAACGGTGGGGAGTAACGGAGAAATAATCTATACAGAGCGTGCGATTAAGGTCGTTCTAGGCTTCCCAACGCGAAGTAAGGCAGATCTTCACGCTTTGTATTCTAGGGCCTTAGAATGGTTGCAGGACGTTGGGAAATGCCAGCTAATCTTTGATGATATGAGCTATTTTTATTTTCTTGCTGAAGTTGAAGGAATAAGTACTTTTGAGGAAATGCTTACGTTTGGTAAGCTGGAAGTTACCTTCACTTGTGAACCGTTCAAAACTGGCTTGGCAAATGTTGGTTCGACATTATGGGATTCCTTTAATTTTCTCGAAGACGTTTTGCAGGACTCAAGTTATGATGTGGTTGGAACAAAAACGATTGTTATTTATAACCCTGGAC